CCTCTCAGCTTCCTGGGCATCGCGTCTAGCCTTTCCCGCTTGCTTGCCTTGCTTGGCCAATACCGAATCCCCACCGGCTTTCTTTGCGTTGCTGAACACCATCCATAGAAAGACAATGCACAGCGACGCGAAGCCGATGAGGATGAAGGTACCGAAGCTCATTACGAGAGCTGCTTGTTCGCGCCCAAGCGGCCAACAGCCACGAGAACAGCGCCAATGGTGCCGACAAGGGTCATGACCGCATCGGTCAAGGCATCAGCGCCGAAGGGAAGTTCCCATCCGAGTGTGCCCGCAATAGATACGGCAAACATGATGACGCCGCCCCAGAGGGTGCGGGATTGCCAAAAAGGTTTCGTTTCCATCTTAAGAGTCCTTCCAGTTTTCACCTAAAAACATGGCCCGCTCGGCATTCCGCCGACGCACCAATCCACTCAATTTCTTCTTCCCCGCATACACCCAGCGGGTGAACTCATCAGCCGCGCCTTGCCTGTCGTGGCCGTTCAATTTGTTAAGCAATGTCGATGTTCTGAGCGCCCCACCACCAAGATTGAATGTGAAGCTCACCAGCGCATCAAACTCGTTCTGGGTCAGCGTGGGGGCCACATACCGCTTCACGGCGTCCTCGGCCTCCTCAAGGTCTTTCACAAGGAAGTCTTCGGCCATGTGAAGTGAGATACGCATCCCCTTCTTGATGTCTTTGGTGGAGCCATAGCCAATCGTCCAGACCCCTACCGAATCCTGATAGGCCGTCAGCCTGCACCCCTCGAACTTCTTGATGAGGGCGATACCTTCGGGGCTCGTGCGCATTACTTCTTGACGCACCAGAGAGCCGCCGCAAACGGCTGCATGATGTTGACCGCAGACCCAGAGCCGGTTTCTGATGTTAGGCCGATTGACGGAACCGTATCGCGCCCAGACAGTTCATAGTTCTTGACCGTGCCGAACGATACGTCATCACCAGCGAGATAGTTGCTGCTTGAAAGTGCCGTGCCATTGCCTGTCGTTGTGCCAGCAACAAAGTGATCGTGAGCCGGTAACTGAGATTCAGTCAGCGTTCGTGTTTCCGAGCCACCTCTGTCGCCAATAGAGCGGGCCGTGAGAGAATCAACGCCCGTCCCGTCTTCGCCCGTCCCCGTACCGATAACTGTGCGACCTTGCCAATCAGGAAGGATCATTACCTTGCCGCCAGAAAAGTCGGTTGATGCCGTGGCCTTGCTCAGTTCGGCAATCTTGAGTGTGCCAGAACCAGTGCTAGTGATATTGATTGCAGAGCCCGGACCAGCCGTTGCCGAGAGCTTGAATGTATCTGCCGTGTCCGAAACAACGTAATAGACCTGATTGAACAGAAGCCCGGCTGGTGCCGTCGCTGACCCGCCATCGAGCAGGACCACCTTCGCGTTGGAAAGCAGTCCATGGCTTGTGATTGTAATCGTATCACCAGCCGCCGACACAGATGATACTGTTTGCCACCCAGCACTTGCCTCAATAACAGGGGCCTCAGTCTCGGATAGCGTCCCGTGAAGGCTGATAAAGAGGGCCTGGTTTGTTGCGGACGCATCATCAGCGCCAGATGTTGCATTGCCAATTGACCCGCGATCCAGAGCCGCCCACCCGCTCGGGGCAGAAGAAAGAAGAAACGGGGCAATCATCCCCGTCTGGTTTAGCTGGTCAGGGTCTGCGCCAACGAGAATCCAGTTGGTCCCGTCACTCACGATAATAGCCGACTGCCCTGCGTTCAGCGCCTTCGTAAGCGACCCCGAAATCGTCTCGGACCCAGACCCGTCAATTGTCAGAACAGCGGACCCGTCATTGCGGACAGCAAGAAGCCAATCAGAACCTACCGTCGCAGCACTCGGCAGTGTAGCTGTCGTGGCACTCGTGCCTGTGAACACCTGAATGGACCCCTCGTCGTTACCGTCGAAGGTCGTGGTCGTGGTGAACGTACTGACAGAGTTCCCCAGCCGTGTGGCAAATGCCGACACAACAGCAGAGTTAATGGACTCCGCAAGCGTCTTTACCGGATCACCCAGTTTGCTTTTGATGGTTGACCAGTAAATCCGGTTGGATTCTGTTTGCGAACCGTCATCATCAGGGGGCGATGAGTTATATCCGGTGATCGCCTGAGACGTATATCCCATTCGTTATTGCTCCAATGATGTTGGTTGTTCTAGTTAGTTTGTGCGGTCAGGTGGTGGGCTCAGTAAGCCGCGCCGTTCTAGTTCATCTTCTGGCAGACTGCGCATTACGCCGAGCATGAGTTCATTCATTGATGCTTGAATGCTATCTATGCGCTGTCGCTTTTCGTCCGCGCTTAGATTTCTGTCTGTCTGCACTTGGCGCATGGTGCGCCTCATACCCGCAAGTTCTGTGGACATGCGTTCAAGAACGGGGGCAACGCCACGCAGCCACAGCTCATTCTCGGTGAATGTGGCGTCTGGTCTGAGCCCCTGTTGCATAAGCCGGAACGTTGTCGCTTGCTCACGGGCTGAAGAAAGCAATTCGTAGAAGTCTGACTCATACTGGGTTCCCCGCAGCGGGCTTTCCCGCATGAACGAGCGCATGAGAGGCATCTCATCAAGACGCGCCGTGGGGTCCGAGCCTGAATCTTCATCAAGCGATCTGGTAAGCCAGTCAGCGGCACTCAGACCGTAAACACCAAGTGTTCCTGTGTACCCGGTCAATAGGTGCTCAACCTGTATCGGGCTAATCTCCACCCCCGTTTCTTCCCGCATAGCGCGGGCGAGCTGCACGATTGTATCACTCGTGTAAGGGCGATATTGGTCTGACGGACGAACACTTTGGAGGTCTGCCGGTACAATAGGATTTCCAGAGAAGTTCCTGTTGGTCGCGATGTCTTGAACAGGCTGCGCAAATTGGGGAACAGGGTTCATGGCAAATGTCTGGCTCAGGCTCCGCATCCAGAAATCAGCAAACGACCGCCCGTGACGTGTTTCAATAGATCGTGAAAGGCGCTCTGCTTGGCTGGCGAAAATTGTCCCGTATTCAAATGCCTTGGGAATTAGATAAGGTTCATATTCACCAGCGTCATTATAGTGCGGCACAATAAAATGCTGATCTCGCACCCAGTCCGGCAATGCCCAATAATTCGGGTCATCCCGGTTTGCCTGATACGCGGCCATCGCCGGAACCGTCTGTGACAGGAACGAGCGGGTAAACATGCGGGCCGGGTTTTCCGCACCAAGCCGCGCCATGCGGTCGAGCCCCTGAATCCGAGCGTTCATAAACGGCACCATCGCCGTCATCGCTTTCATGGTCGGGCTTGTGCCGCGCACTGAAAAGTCTGTCGCCACATCGCGCGCACCCATCGCGGCAGCACGAGCATTTACCCCGCCCGCGCGCTGGATTTGAAACTCTCTCATCCGTGACGCCTGCTCTGTGACCGACGCAGCGGATTCAATTCCGCGCCCTATACCGGCGACAGAATCTTCGAAGAAGCGTCCGATCTTGGCGGGCGTGTCAAGAACCTGGCGCTCATAGTTTAGCCCAAAGCGGCGGTATAGGTCAGACGCGCCATCGGCAAGGTGGAATTCATTTTGGTAGAATGAACCAAACCCTGCCCCATTCGCCATCGCCGTCCAATAGTCATCGTCTCGACGCACCCGTGTTACAACGCCGCGCGCAGTATCAACGAAGGGGATGAATGTCCCGCCTGATTGAATGAACGCGGTTTCAGTATCACGCATCATATTTCGCATGATAAAGTCCGGTGACAGCGTGACGCCGCCGCGCAACAACTGAGCGGGCGCTGATAGATACCGAACAACAGGGCTCAATGCCTGCGGGCTGACATGCTGGATTGCTTTGTAAAGCATGGGGTCTTGAATTTCGTACAGAATACGCTGACCGTCTCGGAACACAGCATCGACTGGGTTCCCGTTGACTCGGATATTCTCAAGCCGTCTTCCTGTGAATGCTTGAACGAGCCCGTCATCACTCAGCCCTAGATCCGCAAGCGCCTCACGAACGCGGGCGTCCGCAGCGAAGACTTCCTCCGGCATGTTTGTGATGCGGCGCGCAATCCCCTCGACACCGAGATTGTCAATCATGTCATAGACTTGCAGCTTAGCGTGGTTCTCAAGGCTGGCGTTTGTCCACATAATCGCATTGCGATTGATGTTCGACATGATCTCATTGACGTTTCGGTCAGAACCACGAAGCCGGAGAAGCGGGTTGCTACCACTACCGCCAACGCCGCCCTCGTCCATAACACGGTAGAATGGGACATAGCTTTGCCCGGCCTCGGTCAGAGACGCCAGCGTTTCCTCGCTGATAAGCCCGGACTGCTGCGCGAACGTCAGATTTCGTTGATTGAACTCCTGATAGCGATTGAACGCATCTTCAATGGCCGGATTCAGGCGCGAGCGCCCTACCATCCATTCGACTTGCTCGGGCGTAAACGGTGTTTCAAGCCCGCGAGCGGATAATTCCTGCGCGCGTCGGCCAGCAAAGTACCTCATGGCCTCCGACATATCGTCGCCAACGTCACGGAATACAGAAACAAGCCCCTCGCCAGAGAACCCGATGTCCCCAGCTTCTGTCCATGTCAGTGTCCCTCGACGTTGCATCGCTTCAATGGCTCCGGGCGCGCCTCGCAACAGGCGCAAATCACGATACGGGCTCACATCGGGGGGTATAACCCCGCGCTCACGCGCTACTTCCTCAATGCGGCGAACAGGATCAAACCCGTCAACCACCTCTGTTCTGAACCGCTCCACAGTATTCCGCACTGCACCACCGTATTCGGCGCGGTAGGCGCTTTCGGCAATTTCGATATTTGTGGGGACGCCGATCTTCTCGTCCACAGCGGCGCGAAGGGCATCATCAAGTGAGCTGTTCGCCGTTTCTGCGGCTCTCGTCCGCGCTGCGGCCCGTACAGGCTCAGGAAGGCCGTCCGTGGCCTCATCCACTGCCCGCTCAATATTACGCACTGTGCGGGCTCTGGTGGCCCCTGAGACGGTAGGGGCTGCGGAGGGGGCAGCCATACCTGTAACCGACGCGGCAGAGAATAGAATGCTGTCAATGTCGTCTCTGAGCCGGTCGGCCTGAGATGATGTTGCGCCGAGTTCGCGGGATGTCTGGACAATGGCCTCAACACCAGCCCTGATCGGGACATCAACAGAGCGAATTGCAAAATCAACCCCAGCGGTCCCTACCCGCGTTACCCCCTCAAGAAGATCACGGGGCGTTGTCGTTATCCCGACTTGCCCTACGTCTTCAGGAGCATTGAATATCCCATAGTCCCGCACCTGATCCAGAGATTCCGGGTTCAGGCCAAGGGGCTCTCTTGGGTTTGCAGCGTCCACGCCCCCACGAACAGCAGCGCCAAAGATCCGAGAAAATGGCGTCCCGCCCTCTCCGGGGCTTTGTTCCCGTGCTAGTGTTTCCTGTTGCCGCCTGGTGGCTTCTTCCTGAGTGATAAACTCCGGGTTTTCGCTCGTGAACACAGGGGTGCCCGGGGCAAGCATGGCCTCGCCAACCGGAACGACGGGGAGGTCTGGTGAACTCGCGGGCTGTTCTGTGCTGCCGAACAAATTGTCAAACGTTGAGGCTGTAGTCGCCTCTGGCTGGCCAAAGAGTTCTTCGAATGAGGCCATTACTGGATTTCATTACCTTGACGGTCATAGAATTTTTCGCCCCGATACTGCACAATTTCCCCGCCCGGCGTGCGATACCATGCACCGTCTTGAAGTTCGGCTTGGGATTGGGGGGGCGGAAGCGGATTATCTGGAGCCGATCCAGCGGCGGGAAGGGACTCCGCGCCACTTGTGACTGCGCCTGTAATTCCTCCTGCACGGGAACGCACATTGCGCTGGGCAATGAGGGACGCCTCCGCAGGGGTCATAATCTCAGACATTCTTTCAAGAAGCTGAATGGCCTCTGCCGTTACCTCCGTGGCCTCGCGGAGTTGATTTGCATCGCCGGGGAGCACAAAATTTCCCGCCTCATCAAAGGTCGCCCCATAGAGAGCGCCCACCGTGCTCTGAACAAGGCGCTGCGTTGTGGGGTTGGCCCGTCCCCGTTCGTCGAACATGCCTGAAGACGGGACCGGCTCACTTGTCGCCCATGGGTCAGGTGCGCCGCCAGCGACAAGGGCATTTCGTTCTGCCATTGATTGAGTGGCGCTTAGCTCACCTTGCCGGGTCGCCGCCTGCTCAGGCGTCGGGGCTGATAGAATAGACTCAACGCCAGACCGCCATGTAGTGCCCAGAGTATTCGCAAAACTCGGGTCTGAATTAGCAATGCTATTCACAATGCCCGTGAACTGTTGGTCATAGGCTTGGATCACAGACGAGGGGTCGCCCCCATTCTCGACAATGCTTCGCGCCTGTTCCAGCCCCGTAGCCATTTGGTCCTGTATCTGTTGATATTGCGCTTGCTGTTGAGCGCGGCGGGCTTGCTCTTGCTGCATGTCGAGAGCGCGAGTTTGGAGCCCTTGTTGCGCCACTGTGTTGCGCTGCTGAACCGCACCGCCGAGCATGATTCCAAGATTGTTAGCCATTAGCCGCCTCCCCCGCCGCTACCACTTTGGAATAGCCCGCTGATCCAGTCGGACGCCCCCTGCCCCACGGCGTCAATCGCTGGCTGGAAGAAAGCCCCGAGCCCTTGTGCATTAGCCGCCGCATTCTGTGCCGCAAGTTGAGCGTTGGTTGTGGCGAGCGCCGTCATGTTCTGCTGCACCCCTGAAATCAATGAGGCCGAAATCCCGGCGAGGTTTGCCTGTGCTGCAATGTCCTGCGCTACCGCATTCAATTGATATTGGGCTTGCTGATTGATGAGGTTCACCGTCGCGTCAATTTCCTCAAGCGTGGTTCTCGCTCTCAGGTCTGCTTCCTGTAGGGCAAACTCTGATTCCGCCCGCGTGATTTGGTCGTTCGCAAAGCTGGACCCCAGAACACGGCGGCGGGCCAGATCATCACGGAGATTACCGACCGTGCGACTGCGGTTCGCATTCAGCGCACCAACGCGAGCACTCAGTAGATCACTGAAACCAGGCTGCACCCGCTCACGAATGCGGCCCAGTTCGTTTGATGCGTTGTTCGACAAGGAACGGAAGCTGTTGAGGCCGCTCTGATAATCAGCGCCGAGGGCGACATCATATCCGCGCCCACGTCCACCGCCCGCAAAGGGAGACGCCACAAGAGCCCCACCCCGTGATTGAGGGGAGAACGCCCTATAGGCCCGCGTGTCCATGACGCCCGAGCTATTTGTCGAGCCCCCGCCACCTCCTCCCAAGAGCGCGTTAGCCCCAGCCGACACACCCGCCGACAATGCGGCACTTCCGAGTGATGCCAGGAGTGTCCCTACCGCCATCTAGTTCTTCCTTTTCCGCGACTGGTAGAAGGCGGCGCTATTGCCCGGCCCATATAGGTCATGCAGTGTTCCAACCCTTCTCATAATTCCGTATTTGCATAGGTTCTCAAAGAATCTCTTGGTTTCCGGCTCACGCTCATCGGCGTATTCCATAACCGTAAAGTCATCACGCATTTCATTTATGAAGTTTGCCACACTCTCAATGCGGTTCCGTGGGCTTGACCACTTGAACCAGAGAATATCAGCGATCCATACAATGCGTGTCCCAAGCGGATTCATCGCAGTTAGTGACCCAATAGGAATACGCCCATCGGGGGTATCGGCAAGAAGCGTCAGCGCCCAATCGCGCGGGGCCAGAACCTCGGCAAGGATTGACGTAAAATCATCCCGGCCCATCTGGTGATCCTTGAACACCGGATTGAGCGTGTCGAGATCCCCGAACCGATACGCCGCCCAGTAATACTTGATGTCTTCATCAGAGATACCGCGAAACTCTGTGTACCGCCCTTTGAGTAATCTAGCTAGACGATGCGACGAACCTGATCCCGACATCGTTGATGCGGAACGTGCTTGTGCCGCTGATTTCCGTTTTGATTTGGATTTCGTTTGACCCTGACGGGGCTGCGAAGACTTCTCTTGTAACGCGGTCTTCCCCGAGGACGCCGAAGAAGACTTCACCGCCGAAGTAGTTTGTTCCTCCGAAGTGCGCTGCTCCGCTTGGGGCTGCGATGTCAATTGAGATGGGGGCATCAAACACCTGTTCGCCTGAGTGAAGGAAAGTAATGTCAACCGTAGCGGCTTCTGACTTGTGGTATTTCAGCCAGCCCTCGATCTGATATGAGCCAGCGTCAAGGGGCATGGAATAGAGCTTGGATGTTCTCGACGCTGTAATGTCAGCGGTCCCGCCATCACCAGCGGTGCCAGAGCCTTCCAGCAGATAGATGTTCCCTGTGGCGTCACCGAAATAAACACCCTCTGAATCATCCGTCTGAGCCGGGGAAAGCATGGGCATCTGCGCCGTCCAGTTAAACCCGGACGAATGGTTCGTCGTGTACTTGATCCACCCGCTTTTACCGGACTCGCGCATCGGCTTGTAGTAGGCGTAGAGTTCGCCCTGATCGTCGTGCATGACATAGACGCGCTGGAGCTGTGAGTTGAACAGCACTACCCATCCTGACTTGCCAACAATCTGGTCTTGAATAGGCACAGACGGGTCGTAAGGCTCGACATCGCCATAGGCGTTTGTGGCTCTCAGACTTTCAATCCGGCCACGGCGTCCATACCAAATGTCATCCCCGACAAAGGCCATAGACTCATCACCAGAAGCAGCAGACCCAGGATAAAGCTCGCCGATCGCGAAGTCCGTCGCATCGCCGCCTGACAGGTTAAAGATGCTGCCGTCTTCAGTCGAGAATGTCGTAAACCCAAACGCCTCAACAAGCCCATTAATAGGCTTTAGATCGGGCGACAACAGAAAGAATGGATCTTCAGCAGATAGCGCGCTAGAGGGACGATCCGAAACGGACAGAACTTCGTTATCGCTCCGCGTTGAGCCCACAATCATGTGAGGGGTCGCTGTAGAATTTGAAATGACGTTCGCAAAGAACGCGCGCTCGTTTGAGACAAATCCATACTTGGCAATAAACGTGCCGCCAAGATTGTGGGTCATATTCGAAAGCGTTGTACCATCCCACGTTTTGACGCCCTCAACCAAGCCAAGGTCCGTGATGATAACCAGATCATCCAGCGCCCAATACTGCGTGAAGGGGTTTCCCCTCAGTCTTGCACTCGCATTGACGGTGACGCCCGTGTCGGTAAACCCGTTCTCGGTTCCATCCCATTCATAGACTTTTGTTCCAGACTGAACGAGCGTGCTTTTCGTGCCGTCAGCCTTGATGAGTTGCGCGAACCCATTTATCCGCCCCCCGTTGGGGGCCATACCGACAAGATCAAAAGCCTCTCTGCGGCGAAAATCGTTATTCTCAAGGTCAAGTCGGAAGTTCTCACCAGCAACGCACTCTGTTTCGTCAATGGTATCTTCGCCAGCGCGCGTATGCAGCCCGCCGCCAAACTTGAGAACAATATCTAACTGCTGTTCAGGGACCGCTCTGGGCATATCTTACCAGTGCGCCCGTGCTTCGGTCTGCCCGAGCAGCCTTGCTGTAGCCGCGACACTCACCTCATACATGCCCTGATCCCCGCCAGCGCCACGAATCCGCTTATAGCGTTCCGTGATTGCAGGGACGAGGGCCGTAAACGCAATGTCGGTGCATGGAAACTCGTCCGCTGCTGCGGACAGGAGCGTGTCCTTTTCGTAATATACGGTATAGGTCAGGCCGTTCTCATCCGAGGTGGGTGTGAGGTCAAGCATCAGCTGCCCATCGGTAGGGCGGATCACCGCGTATTCTGCGCGGCCCGTCCAGTCTGTTGAAAGAGGCATATCCCCATAAAGCGATGACCAACCACCCGGATATTCGTAGATGAAGTAGTAATTCTGCTCATCGACAATGGGCCATAGAATACGGCTCAAATCGGTCAGGCCAAGGTCATAGTCGCGGTCGTTTGTGACAAGCGTAAGCGTTGTGCTACCCACCGCCTTTGGCAATGACATGCCGGGCCTTGTATAAACGTCAATCAGGGTTTCGTTGATCGCCTGCACGCACTGGTCGATAAACAACTGCTTGCCCGAGTCCGTCAAAGACGAGAGGGCGTTTGTGCTGCTCACCTGACCCATCTTTTGCAGAACCTGGTTCACACCCTGAAGGAGCGTTTTAGCCATTCATTGCTGCTTTCAGAATTGCTTGGCGCAAGACATCGGAGCGGTTGTCAGTACCTTTCTCGGGAACCTCAACATCATAGTCTTCCGCAAATTTGACGAGGGTAAACCACTTGGCTTCTTCCAACGTTTTTGCAAACGCTTCCATTTCCGCCTCGTGGTCAACGATTGTCGGCTTTGCATCTTCCTTGCGGGCTTGCGCTTCCTGAAGCGACAGGAAACTGGCCTCTACCCCGTTGGCATCGAACAGCTTGATAAGCTGTGTCTTGGTCGGGTGGCCCGTGATCTTCATGCCCCGCGAGCGCGCAATCTTGATAAGGTCGGTGCGGCGGAGCTGGTCAATTTCAGTGCGCGGGTCGTCAACAAGCTGCTGACCGCTACCGCTGATATGTGCAAGGCCCATAGTATCCTCTTGGGAAAGTGGGGTGGGAGAGTATCCCCCACCCCTGTTGGTGTTAGAGGTCAGTTGCGCCAGAGATGAGGCAACGTGACCAGTTGGCATTCAGAACCTTCGCGGCGTGCCACGCTTTCCAGCCAATCGTGCTCATCTCGTCGAGCGGGTCCGCAATACCGGACGAACCACGACCCTTCGAAATAAGCTGGATGGCAGGAGCCATGTCACCAGCCTGGTAGGATTCCTGAACGTGTGCCGTATCCAGAGAGACAGAACCGTAAGAGTTCCGGCCATAGATAAGGGTGTTGTACAGATCAACCTTCGTGTTACCGGAGGTGCGGAGGCCCGTACCAGTGGACGTACCGCCGCCTTCGGCATCAATGCTCGAATCCGTGCTGCACATAAAGCGGACACCACCAACCGCGCCGAACTCGCCCGGCATGACTTGGGTGTTGCCGCCATACGCTTCAACACCAGTAAACCCGGCAAGCAGGCGAATATCCTGCTCAACGTCCGGGTGCGTGATGCCGTAGTAAGACGCACGAATCGGAGACGTGTTGAAGTTCCCCGAGCCCTCGGACATCGGGGTGAACTTCATCGTGTCATTGCGGTCCAGCGCATTCACGGTTCTGCGAATGTCCTGAAGCGTAACCTTGTTCACGACAGCCGTGGCTGAAGCAGCACTCGAAGCGAGAACCGCCGTCGAGTTATCTTCTTCTTCGTTACGCTGAAGCATGTTGAGCGAACGCCCGGCAGACACGCCGATTTGCTCAACAAGTTTCGCCGTCTGGCCATTGAAGTTAATCAGGTCAGATTCTTCGTTCTGAAGAATATACTGACCGTACTTGCCAAGAGTGGCCGACACGTTCGTGGTTGAAGGTTGAATGCTGGCCCGAACCGGGTGGGAAATGTTCCCCGTCAGTGCGGTCAGCGCGGAAGTCGTGGGGGTCAGGTTTTCAATCCGACGCCACGACGCAGTGAAGGAACCGCTATGACTTTGAATCGTAGCGGCTTCTGTACCCATGAAATACGGACACAGCGGCTTGGCGGTTTCCAGAAGTTGCTTCTGAAAGACCACGTTGACCGGCTGGGTCAGTTGGGTGACGGTAGTAAATGCAGCAGCCAATGTTTTTCTCCATTTTGGCTACGCTCACCATTTACCCGTTTGTGCGAATGAAGGCATCGAGTTCAGCGGGTGACATCTTGTTCACCTTTTCCTCGAACGCCTTTTTCTCATCTTCGGGGGCGAGCTTGGTTTGCGATGTGCCGCGAACCGATGCCCGTGCCGCCTCCCTATTTGCCGTAAGTTTCTGGTCAGGTTGTGACGTGAGTTCCGCTGCCGTTGATTGGGCAAGCTCCTTCAGCGCGGTTTTCCACGCGGAGGGGCTTTGGCCACGGATCGCGAAGGCGCGAGCGAAGTCAGGATTCCTGCTCGCCTCGGCATACATAAGACCCTCGATCACCTTGTCGGATAGTCCGGCAAAGGCTTCTTCGGTATCTTTGAGTGTGCTGATTGCATCCTTCACGCCCTTGTCGGTTTCGGCGCGTTGTTCTTCCTCGCGCTTCTGCCGAACATAGGCTCGGAGTTCATCGTCTTCTTTTGGGTCAAGCTGACCCGCCCCGGCAGATTGGGGGGCGACACCGGCAGCCGGTTTCGGCTGTTCAGGTGCTTTGGGGGCATCGTCAAATTCCTTGACGAGATCCCTCAAGGTCGGCTCGTGTTGTGCGTCAGGCGTCGGCTGTGCCACGCCTTGACCCGCATCGGTCACAGCCGTTTGCGTATCAGTCATGTTTTACCTCGGTTTTAGGTTTTTCACCGAAAATCAGTTCATAAACATCGCTTAGAGCTTTGTTCATCCCTGACTCGTATTCCCATGTACGGGAATCTTTAGCTGATCCCGGCTGCCACGTTGACACTGGCGTTGGGGTCAGGAGCGTTTGCAACAGGCCCCGCACCACCGGGTCCTGCTTGAGCCGCAAGAGGGCTTCCATCTGCGGAGCCTTGAGCTTGTCTTTGGACGAAATATTCACTGGCATTGTCTATGCCGCCTTCTTTCAGGAGGTCAGTGCGTATGCGGTCAACATCAATCGGCTTGCCGCCAGACTGTTGCGCTAGAGGTTCAATCTGAAGCGCGGTCATCAGGGCCTGCAACCGCTGTTGCTGCTTGTCGCGTTCTTCCAGCGGGCCGGAAACGCCGTGCACATCATAGGAAACAGTCTCAGGCAAAACATCCTTGGAGACGTTCAGGAAATGCCGCAGCTTGGGAATATAGATGGGCGAGCCTTTTTTCTTCTCGCCGATGATCTTGCGGATCATCTCGTATTCAAGCGAAAGCCACGTCCGCATTCCGCCGTACATCATGTGACGGGTGAAATCTACGGTGCGGATAACGCCGCGCTGAATTTCGGAATCAACCGCGAAGGCGGTCTGGTGGCTCTTGGTCTGAGCACCGAGACGCGGGGCAGAAACCCCCGTAACTTCCTGGAACTGCTGAACCAGCGCCAGATACACCTGAAGAAGCTCTTGCGGGTTGCCGATCTGGTGGATCTCAAGGCGGCTCAGCGTGGCCCAAAGGGCGCGCGGCTCAATTCGAGGTCCATTGTTCCCCGCATAAACCGCATCACTTGAATCATACCCGATGGGCGGTTCCGTGCTTAGAATCGCTGCATGGCATAGGCGATTGAATGCATCCGTCGCCGCTTGCTGAACAGGCATACCCTTGATTAGTGGTGACGTTCCGTAATTGGTAGAAAAATCGTCCGGGTGGTAAACATCAATGATGTAGCTTGAGAACTTGAATGGGTTGTCACGGTAACGAATAACGCGAGACAGTTCCTTGCCTGTCGAATCCTTGCCCGATACCGCCGTGATAATCACATTTGGAAGATAAATACTGTCTGTGGTCTTACGGGGGATAACGATGTCACCCTCGTATTCCGCTATCTCAACGTATCCTCCGTCATCACCCTCGACACCCTTGAGGTTCTGGGCGATCCAGCCCTCGTCCGCACCCCCGCGACTAGCGGCAAGCATCAAATCGGTGACGCGCTGCTTGTAGCAAAAGATTGGGCTCGGCGGTAAAATCTGGTCCGAGTGCTGTAGCGTTGACGGCCCGTCATCAAGATAGACCTGGCGGACATCCATAGGAACGAGCGCCGGGATTTTCTGAGAGCTGGGCACTACGCCGCGCGCTTCATGGCTGAAATCATCCAGCTTCGCAATGCGGGCGCGACCCACCATTGTCCCATATTTCAGGGCGGAAATTGTCATGCGGTCCCAGGCGGAGCGGAACTTGTATGTGTCTTGGTAATGGGTATGCGCGCCCTCGATGATCGCCTCAATGTCGGAAATATCGACAGAGCGTTCGTCGAGAATATCAGGCGTCCCACCAACCAGTGCATTGCTATCAATACCGGCAAGGTCTTGGTCACTCATGGACGCATGAGCGGAAAACCAATTGCGATCATCGGGGAACAGAAGGCGGTGGCTATCGGCGCTCAGAAGCTCAAGGCTTTGTGCTTGCCATGGGAGTTCCTTGAAGGTCTGCCACTCGGTGCCGGGCATGATTTGCCCGTTCTTGTCCCTGTTTGTGGGGCGTGGCGTCTGGGCGACCTGACGATCTACCTCGTTCCAGATCCTCTCCTTGTCCTGCCGCTTGCGTTTCCGCGTCGAAAGTTCATCGAAAATGTATTCGGCGGCATGGTCCCAGTCATTACGTCTGAGCGTCTTTGCCTCTTTAGGCGTATCTGCCAAGCGTTGCGCCGTCCTCTATCCATTGCATTGCTACATCCAATGCTTCTTTAATTCTGTCTTCGCGGTCTGACGGGGTGTCCGTATTGCGCCAAACGCCGTGCTTTTCCTGATACATTGGATTGCGCACCACTTGCGCTACATCCCCTTCTTCGTCTCTGTCAAACGCCCAGAGCGTTTCCCAAACTGGCGTGTTATCCTGTGGATCGCGCACCACTTTTTCGGCAACCAGAACTGTGCCGTGTTTCGTCTCCCGCCTCGCCACAACCTGAAACCCTGATCGCTGCGCTGCTGAGACAAATTCCTCTCGCTTCATTAGTAAACCGGCTGCGTATATCTTGACCCGGAAGCAGCGTTCGCTTGAACATTTGTGCGCGCGTACCGGAGCATCATCAGGCCGTAGAAACTCGCCTTGAGTGCATCGTCTTTTGTCGCCACGAGCTTCCCGTCTTTCCTGTGGTAGAACCTGAACTCATCGAGCCAAGGCCCGCAATTCGCAAACACCTTGAACCGCCCCGTCAACATGCGGTCAAGGATTTCATCAACAATCGGCTCTGTTGCCTGTGGGCCGAGCTTGGGGTTGTCGCCCGCTCTCGGTTTGTAGTGCGCCGTATAGGGCAGCATATTCACGCCATGGCGGCGGTAGGATTCAGCAAGGGCCAAGCCGCCAGACTTCTCGCGGTTCATCCCGTCATGCGGCCCGGCAACAGGAATCCAATGGTTCTTGTTGTTCGGACCATTCAGCCTTGCCGCGTGATAGGCGGCGGTCTGACCTGATTCCTTATAGCAGTCGTATAAATAGACCGTATCTGTATCCCGGTCGTAGGCGAGCCATGCGCCCGCTGCCGGGTGGTCAATGCCGTAGTCAATCCCGCAGATGCGCGCCCAGTGGCGCGGGATCTCGAAGGGTTGAACCACAATGCTGTCTTCCGGCACCGTGAACACACGGCCCTCACCCATCATGGGTACACCCATCGCACGGGTTTCGCGCTCGTGCGCGGGGTAGCTTTTCAGCATTCGCTCGCGCTCTGTTCTGTCCAGATGCGGGGCGTCTTCCCATGTGGCTGTTCCAAGCCAGACGCCAGAGCCCGGCTCTGCATCCATGAAGTGCTCGACAAGTTCGGTCTTGCCCAATAGGGGGGTGAAAGTCACCATTATGATGCCCCGTGAAGACAAAACCCGTGTCAGCGCCTCAGAGTAAATTTTCTGCTCATTGCTTGTTGACGCGTCGGGTTCTTCATCAAGCCATACCCAATCGGGTGCCGTCCCCTGCCATTTGCGCCAGCCCTGATCGTAGGACTTGAACACAATGGTGGAGATTCCACCGGATGAATGTCTGACTTTCACCCTGTCGATAACGCCGCTGATGCCCGCTTGACGGGGTTGCGGTTTACCGACAATCAAATGCTTGGGGATAAGGCCGGAACCAAGTTCCTCGCCAAGACCCCCGAGCAATTCCTTTTGAACGATGTCGCGGCTCGCCTCGTTCGTGACAGAGCCAACCCAGCCAAGGGTTTCTTTTTCGAATCTGCGGCCTTCCCACCAGTCGGGGTATAGCCCCGTGGCGTGCATTGCCGCTTCCGCCGCCGCTGAATAAGTTTTGCCAGGCCGGTTCGCGGCCATCAGCATACGCTCTTGACAGTGCGCGCCTGCTTTGTGGAACTCGGATTGCCACGGCTTGTTTGACCAAGTGTCCCAAAGACCCCGGTCGTGCATTGCTTTCCACAACTCACCGTCCGGGCAAATCGTATCAGGATGCCCGAACGGTCTGTATTGAGTAAGTCTGTTGCCCCTCCGAACCTCGGCAAGCGTTTGGAGTGCTGCGAGGCCCTGGAGAGACATACAGGTTAGGCGTTCAGCGTTGTCGCAACGACAGTCACGGACCCTGAAATAGCATTCGTGGTCACGCCCTTTTCAACTTCAACGGCTGTGCCCGCAGCGACATAGGTGCGCGTCAGATCACCGCTCGCGGAATCACCGGCTGACGCACCATTCGCGACAGTAGCCGTTCCATAGGTCACGGTCCCGCCAGCGTTCTTGACAGTAAAGGCAGCGGCGGATGCGCCGGGGTCCCCGGTAACGCCCGCGTGAATGCCAAGGAGATAGCAGTCAGCGGGCAGCACCGCGTAATGGGTCAGCGCCGTAGTGGCGGCAGTCCCAAGCGTTACCGGCACAACAAGCCGCGTAGCCTTTTCCATGTTGGCTTGGGTAACTTCGCTGCCCTGCCCGGTTTCAAAAAATTCACGATCACTCATTTTTCAGTTCCTCATTGATGGTGGTAATTAGCCGCCCAACATCGCCCGCAAATTTGTGGGCTCCAATGTGATTGAGCGGGATTTCGGGGTCGAGATATACAATGCCCCCGGCGTCACCCCATCTCCGGCAAAAGGCATAGTCTTCAGATTTAAACAGCCGTTTTCCGGTTCTTTTACTTGGGAAGAACCCCGAGTGAAAAAAGTCCGTGTACCAATGACGTATTGGCTCATGGAGTTCTTCGGGGAAGACTTCCAATTGTTCCGCGCTGGGCTCTGCCCCACAATCGGGGTAGTGTTCGCGCATGATTTCAAATGCTTTCCTGTGGATCATCAGAAACCCGGTCCCCAGATCATCGACCGGGTAGAGCTTCTTCTCATCAAAGGTGTCAACAGCCGCCTCAGAAGCGTCAGCACTAAGGTTCACCGCGTAATTGAGTGGATACCCCTTCTTGGGATACCCCCCGCCCACGACGCCCTGAGAGTGCCCCAGAAGGCGAAGAATAGACCCGCGCGGGAACTCGATGTCTGAGTCCACAAACATGATATGCGAGAACTCGGTGCCGCCCATGAAACACGCCTGTAAATACATGCGGGCGCGGTCAATATGGCTCTCGTTCCCAAGAAACTCTATGGCGGCTGGGATGCCATTATCCCTGAGCAGCATCACTTCGGCCATAAGAGAGTGGGCGCACTGGTAATAGAGCTGCATCCCATAACAAGGGACCGCAATATAAACGCCAGTGACCTCTTTAAAGGTATCCGAATTCACGCATCACCTTTTCGTGGGTTTCTTCTATACGTTCGGTCTGCGATTTCGTCAGTGTGCGGCGCTTACCGCCAAAGAATTTCTGGCCGCCAACCGCTTCGTTGAAGCCATTTTCTTCTTCAAATTGTTTCAGAACTTCGAGGCGCGTAAACGCTTTTGCTTTTTCAAGTCGCTCGTCTGTCGGGAGTCCAAACGCCTTTAGCAGATCTTCAAAAGCATCGGGCAAATCTTCCGCGCGAATAACTGTCGCGTGGTTCTTCCACCCATTAACATGGGAGGACCATGATTCGAGAAGCAGCAAAAACGCATCGTCGCGCTCTGTTGAATAGTCATCGTCCGCCATACTGTTGACAGCCTCGTCCATACCCATGCCCATGTGGTCGGCCAGTGACGGCGCAACCCTTCGCGGGTCGCGAATCAAATAGACTGCCGAATCCGTTACACCCCAATTGATGAACGGAAACAGCCCGCCAAAATTGGCGTTGGACGAATGCGTCTTCAAATACGGCGGTATCGCACTAAGGCGTTCTTCCTTGTGCTGATAGAACCACTGCACATGAGGGCGCATCTTGAATTGCACCATCTGGCGTTTTTCGCCAAGCCCCGCAAAATCTGCGGTGGACATGCCAGTCGCTTCTTCCCAGAGCCAAGGCGTATCACACGCGGGGCAGAATCTTGTTTTGCCTAACTCGTTCGGATCTAGCGGTTCATTCGCGTCAGCGTACCAGTTCAGCAGAAACAGCCGCGCCCATGTGTTGCGGCTCTTGGGGTAAGACGCAAGCCATTTGATGCCGCTCGTCATGCGAAGCTCAGGTTTGCATAAATCGCGAAGTTGTTTTCGTCAGTGGTCGTCCCATTGTCCTCAACCGTCTGATCCAGCGGTGACGCATCATAGAATGTCGCGCCGAGCGCGACGTTGTTCGCAACCTCTGCAACTTGGTCGAAGGCAGGAGTGTAAGCCCCCCCAAAAGACCCCGCCACCGCTCCCACCACTATACAGGGCGGCGTACCACTTGAGGACGTAACGCTCGTGTCAGAGATGACGGAGTTTGTAACTTCCTGCGTGCTGACCGTGGGCGTGCTGGCGGGCCTCCATATTTGACACGCCATACCAAGAAGAACATCGCCGCCTGCGGTGATCTGTGACGTAACGCTCCCCGTGGAGATATCACCCGATGTCAGGACCTTGTAATAAACGCCGACCTGTTGGTCTTTCGAAGCGCGATAGTTCACACTTGTCGTAACCGTATCATCGAAAACTGACCACCCTGTCGGGGCTGTGGCTGTCGTTCCCGTCAACGCCGTGGCGTCGTCAAAGCATTCCGCCATAATTGCGAGGTCGCCAGCGGCAGCAGACCCGTGGAATGAGACGCTGTAGCCCGTGCCGGAATTTGTGGTGCTGCCAATAAATGTAAGGTCGGCACCCCCACCACCAGCGGCGGCACGCTTTCCCCCAAAGCCAACAAGGTTTGTGGTTGTAAGAGGCATCAGACCTCCGTGACGGGCAGCTTTGCGTTCGTTTCCCGTACCGTCTTGTAGCCCTGCTGATCCTCGTGAGTTTTCAGGTCATCGCGCATCAGGACAAAGAAGCGGCGGACAACCCACTCCTCTTTCTCAAGATTGGTCGCGTCCGGGCCTAGCGCATAGCCCGCGTAATCGAGCAGGCGCGTGACTTGCGCCGCATCGAGCGAGAAGGACTTTGTTACATTGGGGCTCGTAATCGTAATGGTAGCCATATCAGCCTCTAATCATCGTTTGCGGCATCGGTCGTGTAGAACAGCTTGACACCGTGCAGACGTGCATCGACGCCTAACGTATCCGCGCTCACATCCCGATAGACCTGGAAGTAAACAAGCTCGTCATCGCCGGGTGTCCCCGCGATGGTCACAGCAGTAGAAGCCGCGCTGACCATCAGGTCGCCTGCTGTCGTTACGGTATCGGTGGTGACAACGGCGGTGCCGAATGCCGTGTCGAGAACATCACTGTCGGCCAGCGCCATGCCTTGAATTGCCCATGCCACGGTCCCTGTGCCAGAAGCATTCGACCAGAAGAATTGGGCCGTAACGGTTCCGCCGTTCCATGATTTAGGGAATGCCACCGAGAATTGAGCGAACTCGTCCGCCGCCGTGTCAAAGTCGAGGGTTTCGACCATGACCTTGTTCGTGGTGGTTTCTGCCGAACCAGTAGCAGCGCCAGAAGTCGTCCGCGCTGTCATGGCAGAGGCAGGCATCCAGATAGTTTCCGTGCCGGCAGTGCGGAATACCCCATCAGAAAGCGCCGCCTGAAAATTCGCCTCGGTTGGCGTTCCAAGCAATGTCGCAACGCCCGTGCCAAGTCCAGAAACACCCGTTGAAACCGGAAGCCCCGTGGCGTTCGTAAGTGTGAGTGCTGAGGGTGTCCCTAGGTCAGGTGTTGTGAGTGCCGGGGAAGTTCCAAACACTAGAGCGCCGGAGCCAGTTTCACCTGTGACAAGGGACGCCAGATTGGCGCTGGATGGTGTTGCCGCGAAGGTATCGAAGCCCGCCGCCCGCGTCACACCCGCCCAAGATGTCAGATCAGAGTCAAGAGGCTGGAACGCTGCATCTGCGGCACTAATGCTGTAGAAATCGGTTCCGGCCTCTAGGTCCAGAAGCGCCCGCATAGCCGCGTAGTCCGCCGCCGTGACGAGGCTCTGGGCATTGGCGCTCGGAGTTAGTGTCGCCCATGTGTCAAGATCGGCATCGTAGGCTTGAACGTCAGTGCCAATTTCAAGGCCCGTGATGACATTGCCATTGAGGTCCAGATCGCCGCCAAGCTGCGGCGTGGTGTCCTCAACGATATTGGAAAGCCCACCACCGCCAATAGGGGTGCCATTTACCGCGAAAGCCCACCCCGAAGGAAGATCAAATTGGTTGGCGGACGTATCGACGCGGAATGCTTCTGTCTTCGCGCCGCCTTCATAGATATAACCTACAAGGTCGGAGACCTCAGATGATGCTGTCGGAGTTGTCCATTCCCATTCGAGCGTACCGATTTCATGAACAGACCCACCAGCATTTTCCGCCTGAGCGATAAGACTGACACCAAACCCAGCCGCTGCCGTACCGCTCGTGTCGTGCGCAATTGTAGCGCCCGGCTGAACCGTAGTGGTTTCCGTGGTCTGCGCGCGCGAGAACAGGCCGCCGCTAGTGGTGAATGAGAGCTGCGTAGAACTGAGGATTGACCCATCCGACCCGGACTGAACCGGAACAGCGTTATTGAGCGGCGTTGAATCTCGGAGAACTGTTTTGCCATCAATCGTGACAGCAGTATCCAAATTCATTGTCGGCGTGTTGTTCGCCGTCAGAGTCGCGAACGTTTTATAGGACGTTCCGTCAACATCATAGGCCCCGAGAAGTAGCGTGTTGCCTGCGGTTGTCCCAGTCAGAAGCCCGTCGCCGTTGCCCGCAACAATATCGCTGCCGTTTGTGTCGAGATCGCCACCTAATTGGGGGCTCGTATCATCGACAATATCTGTCAGCCCGCCGCCCGCGCTCGGGAGCGTGCTCCAATCGGCTTTTCTGAGATCACCTTCAGCGCCATAGATGAGAAGGTAATCACCTGTTGCCGGGGATGCTTCGTCCGTAAGGTCAGCCAGCGCAATCGGCCCAGCGGCCCCCGCTGTATCATCCCACGCCAGAATGCGGTCAGCACCCGGATCAGCGAACTCCAGTACCGTGAGCCCCGCTGCCGTGGTTGTGAGGGCGGCAACCGCCGTAAGATCGGAGTCGAGTGGCTGAAACGCTGCGTCAGCGCCAGAAATACTATAGAAGTCAGTGCCTGCTTCGAGGTCGAGCAAAGTCCGCATCGCGGCGCAGTTCGCCGCCTTGACGAGCGATGTTCCGTTTGCGGTCAGGCCGAGGGACGCAAGAGCCGTGTCCCCGCTTTCCGCCACCCACCCGGTAGCAGACCCGACAATGAAGTTACCATCGGCGCTGGAGAGGCCCGCAATGGCCGTCAGATCAGCATCAAGGGCCTGGAATGCAGCGTCGGCACCGGAGACAGAATAGAAATCCGTCCCCGCTTCGAGGTTAACCCCCGCCTTAAATGTGGCCTCATCCGTAAAATCAAGCCCATCGAGATAGGCGAGGCCCGCGTCAAAGCCCTGAATGGTCGACCCGATACCGGAACTTGTGAGATAGTCGGCTTCAATCGCATCAATGGCGGCTCTGTTTTCCGCGAGAGCGCCTTCAACCGTCGTGGCTGTGATAAGTGTCCCTGAATCCTCGATACCGATTAACGAGGCCCCGACGCCATTTGACGTTGAGGCGAGGTTCGTCAGTGTGGGGAGATCAAGTTCTGACAGGCTCTGGTCCACCCACGCGGAACCATTGTATTTCAGGAGATCGCCTGATGACGGCCCCGTGATGGTGACATCGCCAAGGCCCGAAAGATTCGCCCCTGACCCGGGGAGATTCCCGAGCTGAACCTTGCGGACGGTCCCGCCAGCCGAGTTCTCGACAATAACAAAATCACCGGATGCGGGGCTCGCGTTCTCGGTCTGCCCAAAAATATCGAGGTTGAGCGTCACATTGCCGGAGAGCGCACCACCATCGGAAAGGCCGTCCCCCGCAATAACTTGCCGGGTGTCAGGAACGTATCCTGCCGTAGAGTGATCGCCCCAACCGTAGGCCGTATCCCAATTCGATGAATTATCGGTAACAGCGCTTGTCGCGCCGCCTGAAATCTTGACGAGCCCGTCATAAGCAGAAACATCAGCCTCAAGGCCGCCGCGCTCATGCGCGAGCGTGCCGGATGTAATTTCGGATGCCGAGTGGTTATGCGATGCAGCGGCAATCCCCGCTTCGGCAAGGGTGTTATTCACCCAACCGGAGCCACCCCACTTGAGGAGTTCACCCGAGTCGATGGCAGAGATGGTCACATCAGCGAGGGCGGAAAGATTATCGCCCGTTACATCCGTGATATAGTTCGCAGCCTCCAGTGCATCAATGGCAGCGCGGTTCTCAGCCAAGGCCCCTTCGACAGTCGTTGCCGTAATAAGCGTGCCCGCATCCTCGATACCGATGAGGGACGCGCCATTACCGTTCGATGTAGACGCAAGATCGGAAGCAACAGAAAACCCGGAATTTGAGTTCGAATAGTTCGCGAGATCGTTATCAACGACGACATCAACGGTGCCGTCCGCGTCCTGATAAGTGACGGTGACAAGCGTCTCGGTATTGCCCGAGAACATCGCGCCAACAATATCCTGGACTTCTTCATCCGTGAGGGTGGCTGTAATATAGCCAGCCGCCTCAAGTGCGTCGATAGCCGCTCGGTTTTCCGCCAGAGCGCCCTCAACGGTGGTCGCGGTAATCAGCCCACCGGAATCTTCAACCCCGATAAGAGATGCCCCGTCGCCATTCGATGTGGAGGCAAGGGTAGCGACCGTCGCGAAATCAGACGCGTCGGACATACTCGCGATAGCAAGCGCCGCTTCCATCGAAGCGAAGGTCACTTTTCTGTTAGCGGGGGTGCCTCCGGGATCATTGACGGTGATGAAAAGATCGTCAGAACTGGGCGACGCGTCAGCCGTCAGCGCCGTAATTTTCTGGTCAGCCAATTAAGCTCCCGTCTCCTTCACAACCTTGTCGCCGGTTTCCAAAAGAAGGTAATCACCCGTCTCAAGCAAAATATATTCATCGGCAGGGGGGCCGCTCGGAACAGTACCAGCGCCGTCAGGCACCATCTGTTTCGTCGGCTTTACAAGTTCAGGCATCTATCGAGTAACCGCCGCCACCTTCATCGAAGCCCCCGCAGGGATCGTGAAGAAAAGCGGAACCTCCCCAGGAATGGCCGTGGTGGACGCTGTGGCCGTCGGTGACGCGCCAAACGAGATATTCGCAGCCGCCGTGGATAAAAGCATTACAACGCGTGTGCGGTCGTTAAATGCCGCCGATGCCGTGGAGGACGAGAACGATACAGCCTGCTCCGCAATCGGAGGCATCTTCAGGGCCTGGATCTCGAACCCGTCCGCGTCAAGCCCCATGCTCTCGCATTCGGTGATGAAAAGTGTCGCCATCTACTTAACCTTCGTCAGATGTTTCAAAATGTCAGAAAGCCCGCGCTTTACCGCAGGTGTGTCTGCCTCAACAGGATCGGGATCACGCTCAGCACGAACAGGACCGCCCCGGCCATAGTTCCCCTGAGCCCACTGCCGCTGCTTCTTCGGCTTAACCCCCTTGGGGTGCATCGCTCCAATCATGGGAATCAGACCTCGTTTCAACTAGAAGTGGGTAAAACCCCGTGTTTTCAGGCACTCAAATCAATCGGTGCACTAAAGGGTTGTGGTTTCAAAAGGGGCTGGATGAAAATACACCAATACGCATATACCGAGACACCCTTGGGGGTGGGCCGGGGGTCCATCTTCATACCCCAGGCATTCAGCCATTCACGGTGTGCGCATAATTACTCTTATGGGAAATACTGCACTGCATGCCAACGGAATCAAGGGCTTATACCGTACTGCCCCATGATCCAGAGCATCACATCGGCCCTGTTCGCCTCAACGTTGTGATCTTCAGCCCACTTGGTGATGATGGCGGCCCCCTCTTCGAGAGCCTGGCGAGGGTCGGTCACCTCTGTTTTGACGCGATCACTAAAGAGGGCCCCTCCACGGTCAGTCTTCCCCAACAGCTCTAGTGTCCGTACTAGTGCCCCGTCTTTGACCTTATCTCCGTTAGCCAAGTCTATAAGCCGTTCTAGGACCCATTCAGGGGATAGATCCTTGGCCTTCATACCGTCTACCAGATGTTCACCTATACGGGCTTGAACGTTTTCATTCGTATTCACGGCCCTACAGGCGTTCCCTTTTGAAGAATAGGCCGCCTCTTGGGCGCATTCCTCGTATGTCTTACCGCTTGCCCTTGCGGCGGCGAGGATCTCTTGCTTGGGAGTGAGCTTGCTTATGTGCTTTGTGTCAGTCATTGGACCTTTGATGCGTTTAGCCATTTTTCGCGCCATGCCCATTGTTCGGCCCTGTCTGCCATTTCCCTTGTGAAAGAGCTGTCTAGGCGGCGCGGGTGCTTCTTCGTGGGGTTCTGGCGATACCAGTCCACCATTTGAGCGAATAGAGACGGCTCTTTAAGCCGGGGGCCTTCTTCGAAGTACCAGGCAGCCCAGTCAGTCACTTTCGGCTCCTCAACGAAAAAGGGCGGCACCCATCTAAGGCCCGCCCGCAACTGTATCACTATGCCTTATAGTACCTGATCCGCGCGCCCTGTCAAGTATAGATTACCTCAATGGCCCAATAATTATTTTTCACCACATGTAAATATTTTATCTTGACAAGCCCATAATGACAGATTATATCTAGAGCACCAAAGCGCAATGAAGCGCGGATAAGGAGACTGGAAATGCGGCACACGATGATGAACAAGGGGCTGTTTGAGCGGGAAACCGTTGTGACGGATGGCGATGTAACCACTGAAATATGGATCGGCATCCACGGCATTGCGGATTATGCGCTGCGTCACATGATCGACGGGGAAATGGTTAGCATTGAATATTTCCCTAGCGCCCAAAACCTCGCGGCTCGCGCTGAGTATGCTGGCGCGAACCTCGCGCAAAAAATCCGCGCAATCACATAGCCGAAACGCCCTACGGGCGTCTAGCGGGAATGGTCCCCCGCTACTGATGATGGCAGACCAAAGGAGACTGGAAAATGGAAACCGCACAAAAGTTAGCCCCGCTGGCGTACTGTTATGCGAGTGGATACAAAACCCGCGCGGCGGCTCATATGGCGTTTTTAGATATGTGCGAGGCGGGGGAATGCTCCGAAAGTGAGTTATTCGCCTTTGAGGTTTATTGGAACGCCAAGGGCGCGCGACGTTGGCGCGTTATGCTTTGCGCCGCCTAATCAATCACGCCGGAGGCGAGACTGGAATCTTTCCCCCGGCGCTAATCCCAAACCTTAACAGAGAAGGAATAGGACTGATGACTATTACCACGAAACGCGGCTTTAAGCCAAACGAAGAACGCTACACCTATGATTTTGGTGATTGCAATTACAAGTCTGGGTGGGCGCAAGTGGACACCACACAAGACGCATCATACTTCGGCACATGGGCAAACCCGATCACACGGCAGATGTTCAGCTATTGCGAAGGTGATACATGCCTCACCACGGCGGAAACTGATGATGAATTTGTGCAGATTGTGCGCGAGTGCATCGAATGGAACCAAAAGAACGAAACCTGGAAAGGCATTGACGGCATGTGTCAGGAAAACATCATATCCCGGTTCAATGAACTGGGCCTGGGTGAATATCTGCATTAAGGGAGGAAAACATGAGCATTGCAATGGAAAGTGCTGAATTTGAGGTCGGTGATACCGTCACCTTCAACGCATACAACGAGCCAATCAAGGCGCGGGTTTGCGAGGTCAAAGAGCCCGGCGAGGCATGGTGGCAAGATCCGCGTTGGAAATACCGCCTCGAAGGTATCTCTAAGGGCCTCGTGAGTGTGACTAGCGGCCTAAGCATTGAGGAAAGCCGACACTTCAAACCCTATGACGGAAATTGGGCCGATTAATGAGGCGCTAGGGGCTGGCTTCGGTCAGCCCTTAACCCGCGTTAATGGTGACGCGATTAGAGGAGACTGGAAAATGCTTAAACCGCACACAATAAGACACAAAGGTCGCGTTTACCGACTAGAGCCTGCCGTTGACTTTCACGCGCCGAACACGGGGAGCGTGGGCACATACCAGACAGGGCAATATTTGGTGGGCGAGATAACCATCAATAAAAATGGGGCGGAAGAATATGCGCCGCTCGGCGCTTCGTTTCGGTCCGTGGAACATTTTAAGGATGCGCTCAATGCCTGAGAGAATAACAAAAAAGCATTTGGCGGAATATGTGGCGCGCCGGATGATGAACGAGATAATAGACTACGGCGGGCTTGAAGACTGGATGGAACGCCTGCAAGACCACCCTGAGAAGTATCTTCTGGACCTCGCGGCGGGTTGCGTGGATTGTCTCGACCTGTCCGGCGCGCTCTTACATGACTCAAACGTCACCCCAAAGAAGAAGGCCGCCCAATGACCCCCACACAACTTCAAACCAGGCTCGCCCGTCTATACGGGAAAGACCTGAGCACCCAAAAGCTGTGCATCTCAATCACGCGGGATATGGGCCTCACGTCTCTTGACACGGCGCGCAAGTGGATCAATGGGGTTAACCCTGTCCCGCCGTACATGGGATTGGTTCTTGATGCGCTGGAAGCAAGGAAGGCGGCGGGCCATTAGGCCCCCGCTACTTGCGGCCTCTTGTTGCGTGGCCCGTGATCTCTGCCAGCTCCTTGAGCGAGTGAGCCAGCACATAGCGTTCGTGTCCCTTGCCTTTGGGGCACGTCACCACAGACCTGATGCCCGCTATGCCGGATTCTCGCGCCAATACCTCGAATAACACCACATAACTGGCCCGGCTCAATTGCTTGTGGATATCCTTAAGCCGCCCCAGGGTGTCGGCCTGAATGCCTGTGATGCTCACTTGCCCTTGGCCCGGTATTCTGTCCAGCTCAGGAACGCTCAAGCTGCCCACGCTTGCCCGGTGCCATAGCTTCGCAAGGTACAGCCCCGCCTCTTTTTCGGCCAAGCCGATCAGCCCATCCTCGAATAGCCGCGTTATGAGGTCGTTGTTTGCGTTATAGACGGTAGCGTTGCCCCTACCCTTCGCGGGTCTGAGGTCCAGCGGGTTGCCATCGCGTCCGGGCTGGCTCATTTGCTTTCCTCTGTGTGGCGGGTGTGTTCGATTGCCCTTTCGGTATCAGCAGCGCGCCAATCTGGCCAATCTCGTGCCTCGTTCCGAGACTGCTTGCCCTCAATCATGCGACAAGCCGTTTCCGCAACTTCATGCGGGTCGCGACGCTCGCCATTGACGTAAGCAAGGCGGCGGGTAAGCCCGTCAAGCGCAAGGATCACAACGTCAACCCATTCAGTGCTTTCGCCGTCGGCCTCCTCAACCTCTACAAGCTCTTTGCGAATGTGGTCTATGACGCCAGCGGTTCGCTCGCCGGGGCCGAAGGTTGCATGGCTAAATGCCATCTGGCGAATCAAATGCTGCTTGAGGTCCATCATCTTTCCTCTGGTGGTTGGGGGAGTTGCCAATGGGTAATCTGCGCCGAGCAATTTCCACCAACACCGCGAAGTGGTAAGTCTGAATACTCACGGTCACGATCATCAACACACCAGCGCCCATTGAGCCACTCAACGGCGTAAAATTCTCCGGTGTTCAGCATGACAAAGATGGTGGTTCCATCCCTCGGCGCGGCAGACATATCGCTGTTCCAGGGAGAGGGGCGGGTGTTCCATGCCTCATATGGAAGTTGCGTTTCACACCCTTCACACTGAACAATCCCGGCGGTCTCCCATGAGGGGTGAGTGGGATGTATGGTACGCTCTGTTCCCGGCGGACAGAACGGACAGGGCAGCGGCTTTAGTTCCTCACTCATTCCGCCATCTCCTTCCGTGGTTGGGGTTAGGCATACCACTTCTTCACTTTTTCCCATTCGTCGCACAACTCGCCGTACCCAAGACCACGAAGAAATGCTATAAGAACTTCATCTGCGAAAGAGTGAGCCATCTCAGGGTCGCCAACACCCATCTTCACAAGCTCAGCCATTCTCTTAACTGCTTCTTCCTCACTCACCGCTCCATCTCCTTCCGTACCTGCACCTCGGCTAAATATGCCAACTGCTCAACTTGATGCGTCAGCAATTGGAAATAATTAAGGACCTCCTGGAATGCTTGCTGTGTCGCAACAGTGTCGCCGTGAAAAATCTGTGGCCACACCATGTCCATATTTGTAACGAGAACCTTCCAGTTATGCGGGATGTCCTCCTTGATTTCGGCAATGAGTTTCAGGGGCTCTTTGCTTGCGTCAGAAAACTGGCCTTCATCACTCAGTGGCATCGCCCATCTCCTTCCGTATTTCCTCTAGCCGTTCCTTGGTCATGGGGCGGTCTTTTGGGTCAATCTCCGGGGGCTTGTAGCTAAGGATCTTCTGGCAATTCTCCAGCACCTCACGCGCATTTTCCACGTCATCGGCAACAAGTGCCCGCAACTCAGCCCCGCTTGGGAAGAACCTGTTTTGTGGGTTTTGACGCCACCTCGTACAGGCGAGGTTCAGCGCCCATGCGCTTAGTCCATCTGTGTCTTCCTTGAGCTTTGATGAGAACACCGTGTGCTCCGGCTTGGACATGCGGCGGCGTGGGTGCGTGATTTCAAGCTCGGCAAATGCTTGCATGATCTGCTCCGGCTGTGCTTGCCGTAGGGCCTGTCTTGCGGCCTCCATGGTGCGCTCAACCCCTGCCCTGACTTCTTCGGAAATGGTTGGTGGGTCCAATCTGTCGAACTCAATGTCCATCGGGTCGAATACCGTCACCGAACGCTTCAGCCAGCGACTCACGGCTGGTTTCAAGCTGTCGGTTATGGGGTTCTTCTGCTCGGGAACGATTGTTATTTCGCCCATCGTACCTTCCTTCAATCACTTTCTCGAATTTGGCCTTTTCGGCGAGCCATCCAAACGTGACATGCCAGCCGCGATCATTTTCGCCGCGCAAATGCGGTGAGCCGCGTATCTTGTCGCAAGCCTCCCGCCAGGCGTTCAGTCCGTAACGTTTCAGCGTGACCTCAAGGTTCCGTTTCGTCTTGTCGGTCAGAATTGGTTTTGGAAGGTCAAGCCCATCAGTCGCCTCAGAGTAAATCCGCTTGGCCTCTTCCACACCCCCCGAAGGGGGTAAGGGGGTTTTAAGTACCGTAGGTACTGGTGAAGGTGAAGGTGAAGGGGACTTTGTTACAGTCTCTGTTACAGACTTTCTTTTTTCCTGTAACTTCGCGCGGGCGGCCTCTGTGCGCTTGCGTTGCACCTCCTTATTATCGGCGGCTTTCTGCCGTTCTTCGTCAATCCTCTTGTGATAATAGGCGTCTTCGTGCTCATCAAAGAACGCCAATACGGTACGAAGTATTTGCAGCGACCCGCGTCCATTCAAATGCGCGATCTGTTGCAGTTGTTTGTGCACTTTGGGCAAAGGGCCGTTCCGCCAGTAGTGCATCATCAGGAGTAGATACGCGCCATGCTCAGCTGCATCGAGGTGCGCCGTGTCGGCCAGGTAGTCACCGATATAGAGGGGCATCCAGACCTTACTCATCTCGCGCCCCGTGACAGAAGCGGGTCATCGCGATAACCTCCATAAACGCACCACCCCATCCAAGCGTCCTCATATGCCGCTATGGTGTGGATGGTGTCAGCTACCCTGAACAAAGATAGGCCATCCGCCCCGATCTCGCGAAGCTCTGAGCGGGGGATGTTCATGCGGTGGATGTCTGCAAACGCATCAAACAGGAGATCAACCGCGTACTCGATTACATCGTCGTGACGCTCAACCTCCAAAACACCCTTTCCTAGATTGCAGTCACGGCAAGCGGTCGTGAGGTTCGATTCATCATCAGAACCTCCGGCGGACACAGCATGAATATGGTCAATGTGTAGAACAACATCGGGCGCAGCCGCGCCGCAATACTGGCAGGTGAACCCGTCGCGCTGCAGGATCTCAAACCGCAGTTTCTTCGAAATTGGCTTGCGCGCCATCACACCGCCCAATCTACGCCGCGAGCAAGGGGGCGCTGTTTGACATTGACTGATTGGGGTTCAAGTTCCGCAAGGCGCTCCTCGGCCTTCTTACGGGCTCGACGGGCAGCATTGCGAGCGGGCATGTTCCTCGGCTCTCCTGTTCTTGGATCCGCGAAGGGCACGCCTAGCGCAAACGCCTTGGCTGCTACTGCCCCGCGCGTCCGCTTGAGTTCTTCCGCTACCTGTTGGGGGGATAGCTTCTCAGCCGCCAATTCGCGCAGGCGGGCTTCTTCTTCTGGGGTCCAGGGGCGACCTCTCATTGCCCTGCCTCCACACGGCGGCAAAGGCGCACATACCGCTCACAATATTCCGGGTCGCTCGCCATCAATTGCTTCGAACGGTTGACGCCATACAGGATTGTAGTGTGGTCCCTGTTGCCTAGAATCTTGCCGATTTCAGGCAGTGACTTCGTTGTCATATCCCGCATCACGGACATTGTGGCGAAGCGCGCATAGGACAGGCTGCGGTGCCTTTGCTGCGATAGAATCCCAAGAGGAGGGACCCCGAACACATCGGCGGCGTGGCGTATGATGTCAGCGCCCATAATGGCGCGCGGGGAAAGAACTTCAGGGGGTAAGGCATGGTGCACAATCATTTACTGACCTCCACAATCTCAACGCCATACTCGGCTTTGACGTGCTTTTTCTTCCAGCGATAGAGCGGGTGCTTGCGCGTAATAGGTGACTTCACATCCTCAAGAACGAACTCACCGTCCTTTGTGAAGTATGAAAAGTCCCCAATATAGCGGCCTATCAGGACAGGCTCGCCCGTCTCGTAATCGCTAACGTGCAGGGCATATTTCGGGTGCATCTCAAGGTCGGTAATTTCACCAGCAAGCAGCAGCAGCTTGAGGGATTGGTAACGTTTCGCCTCCGCCTTGCTGTCGAATTTGATACCGTCAACTTCGGTTCTGATTGCGCGGTACTTGGTTGGCTTACCCATCGATCACCTCCGCAGGGTAAACCACATCGAAACAAATTACGGGCTTGTCTGTGGTGTCGAAGTATTTGAGTTCTTCGTCGATGCCGCGGCTTTCATCCCACCCACGCATGCGGATAAGGATGCCGCCCGCAGATGCCTCAAGCAGCGGCTTGTTGAAGCCCGACCAGTAGGCCCCATCAACGGGGCAAAGGCGGTTTCTTTGAACGGCTAGATGATGTGAGTGTGCGACGGGGCAAAAGAGATTTACGCCGCGCTCAAGAAGGGCTTGACACACCTCAACCGCATCTTCAAAAGCGCGGGAAATGCCATGGGGATATTTTGTGTAGGGCGTGAGCACATACCAGTAACCGCCTATCTCGGGGAGATTGATTGGCTGCTCCGCCAAGGCGCAGAAACGCTGGAAGCTCATTCCCCACCCCCGACACTACCCACAGAATGGCTCAGAAACGGCCACAGGAGCCCGTACAGCGCCGAAAGCTCAATATCTGGTGTGGTGGAGCAGAGATCAATTCCGCGCATGTGAGCCCCCTTTAACGCCCTTCCATTGCTTTTCACCTATACGATGTCTCCGGCGCGGCCCATACTCCTCTGGCGGGTAAAGGTCAGGTCTTATGACATAACGAGGTGTTCCCGTGAAGGATTCCAGAACCAGCACATATTCTGCCGGAACGCTCAGCCAATACTCAACGGCTTGCCGAGTAAGGCCCAAATGGTCGGCGATAGCCTGGCTTGTGACTTTCCCCGACCAATGTTTTCTGAATGCAGTCATGTGCGGGACGATAGCATAAAAAAAATCTGCCGCAAGTGGTTTTTACTATTGACCCTGCAAAACGTGCTTGCTACGGTGCTGGGGAATTAAGGGAGGACCACATGGACACGTTTACGGACTTTCTCAAATCCATTGCTGATACGCGGGACACGGCAGAACTGAACGCTGACATTTTGGCGCGCGTCAGGGAAACCCGTCAGGCGGTTAACAACATCGCGTCGTTCGATGAAGAAGAAACCTGCCCCCGTTGCGGCAAGCCCGCAGCTCTTGGTGCATGTGTTGAAACTGATTGTCCTCTGGAGGGGTCGGAATGAACACCCTCCACAACATTCAAAGCCTCGATGATGCCCGTTTGGCGATGTCTGCCATCGCGGACTGGCGCGAGAAACCGGATTGGCCGCAACACCGAAAACTCGGGAAGCGTCATGGTGGACTTGCCAGAACCAACCTAGGGACAACGATCTTGATCTGGAAAACAACTTCCGGTTGGCATGCCGAAATTATTGAACGTCCCCTGGAGGGTGAGTGATGTCTAAGACGAAAGCACTTGCAAAGTGGTTGCGTTATGTCGAGGACGTTAATGGGTGGCCATTTATTAGGGGGTCAGAAGCCGCCGACCACATAGAAGCGCAACAGGCCACTATTGATGAGCTTTATGAGGCGCTGGAGCGGGCGAGCAAAGAGCTTGACCAGATGCTGCGTGATTTCCGGTGTGAAATGTGGCCCCGCGCGGCGGAACACATGGATAAGACCGTCGAGATGTCAAACACCGCCCTCGCCAAGGCCCGAGGTGAAGTTACCCCCGTTCATTTGGAAGATGGAGATGTGTCGTGAGTGTGAAAACAACGTTTTCCAGCACCAACCCAAGAGATGATCTCCCGTGGGAGGCGTTACAAGCTGGCCGCATCTATCTCGGTAACGGTTCTGGGGCGATCTACTTGATTGTTGAAGTCTATGTGGAGGGCGGAGAGAACCAAAAAACAGCCATCGTCGTTCATCATGAAGGCCATAGCGCGCCGGACTTTAAGTGGGCGGCTCCGCAGGGTGGGACATTCACGGAGGTATTCGGGAAGCTCACGCTGGAGTTCGTCCAATGACCCACCATCACCTAATGCTTGCGGCCCTTTGCTTTGGTGCCCTTATGGTGGCTCTGCCGCCTTTGATGTTTCCGGGGGCTGTGTGCTTCTTTGGCTGGCTTCTTCTTGTGGATGAAACTGTGGTTGTCACGGGTGTTGACCCTGATGGATGGCCCGAATGGTTGGAGGAAGCCCAATGACCTTCCTTCTCACTGAAACAATAAAGCTCGCTCTCTGGTTCTCAACTCTGTGTGCCTTTGGAATTGCATGTTCGATTATTAGTAGGGGGATGGGGCTGTGAGGGCTGTACCGCAAGTCAGGAACGGTGTCCGTGAATTCCTGCTTATCCCAGAATCAGACGCAGACACCGATTTTTGTGAAGCAATTGACGGCATGGAGTTTAAGGCGCGGCTGTTGAGGTCGGAGGTCATATTCATCGCCACATCAAGCCCCGTGACAGCCACTATAGAATTCTGTGCGACATCATGACTGGCCAAACAATGACAAAAGACGAGGCGACACCAGACTTCCAGGCAATGACTAAGGACGAAGTGATTGAGCTTCTTCGGTACGAGCTTTGGGAAGGGCAACGGGGGCTGTGTCCCCACGACGAGGGCAAGCGCCTTGAGCGGCAATACCAAATCTACCTCGCGGCAAAGGAATATCTGCCGGAGAAAGAGGGTCCACGTCCCGCCATTCAACTGTCGCCTGAGAAATACAGATACGCGGGCACGAAAGACGCATACGAGAACGCAACTGGCTACGGAATTAAATGGGGATCGGAGGAGTGATGTCTAAGGCAGAAGAACTGAAAGCGCGTCTAACCGCTGCAACAGGGCCGGATGACATTAACAAATGGTCTAGTCAGAACTGCGTTGCGGATCATTTCTGGTGTGATGTCTGCCTTCCTATGGGGTTGGACCCCGACACATTCGACGCACTTAACCTTGGAGACTTCTGGGAAGTTGGCGCATACGAGAGCGCGGTAATCGCTCTTACAGAAGCAGTGCTGCCGGGGCGGTACATCAAAATAAACATTGGAAGGCAGCCAGACGAGACGTGGGTGTGGGTAGAGGGCGAAACGACAGGGCACCCCGCATACGGAAACACCTGTATCGCCCTCCTCCTCGCCGCTGTATCCGCACTTATTGAACGGGAGAAGAATGATGCCCCTGCTTAACATCTATGTGGATGATGCTGCCTTTCACCGCCTTAAGCTTGCCTCGAAGGATTTAGACCGAACTGTCGAGGATTTGGCTGGCTGCGCCGTGGAGGAGGCGGCGCTTGAAGATTGGAAGCGCAGGGGGATGCCGAAGCTACGCAAGCGCGAGGAGAACACCAATGACCGGGGATAAAGCAACAGAGCGGTGGAGGTTCATTGAATTGAAAACCGACTGCGGACGGGCGTTCCGTATTGGCTCCGGCGCAATGCTGGACGCGGGAAGGGGGTGTTGCATCATCTATGACGATTACCCCGGCAGACCTGACAACAAGCAAAAGGCTAACGCCGAACTCATCGTCCGCAGCGTCAACAACTACGAAAAGCTATACGAGATAGCTGATAGAATGGCGGAGCAAGGCGTGGCATTGCAAGCGCGGGCTATACCCTCCCCGCACAGAGACTATGTAATGGTTCGTAGAGACGACTGGACTCAGTTCCTATCAGTTCTTTCCCCCTTCCGCCAATTCCAGAAGGAGCATGGAGAATGAGCGTAAAAGAAAGAACTCAAATCGCGCTTATTGCAATCGCGTTCATCACATGGACGGGCGGGACGCTAACTTGTGTCGTTACTGGGCACCCAATCTGGGCCTTTGTCTGGTTCGCGTTCTGGGGGGTCATTACCTTCGCATTTATTGAGTCCGCTGGAGAAGATAAATGACCGTCATTGATCTGGATAAACATCGCGCGGGGCACTCCCTCTCAACACCCGCGCCAGCGGGGGAGTCTGCCCTCCCCGATTCCCCCGCGACCATCGACGTAGAGCAGCGCCTTCATTCGATAAGGAGTCAAGTCGATGCGCTCTATGCGGACTGTCAGCCGGGATCTGAATACCTGGAAGCATTGAAAGACAATGCCGGGTTTCTAGGCCCCATCATGCAGCAACTATTGGAATGCGAAAGGCTAACGAGGAAATGAAAACCAGCCCAGAAATAACCGAACTTGCGAAGGCTCTGGTCGAGGCCCAGTCAGAGATTGGCACGGCAAAAAAGGACGCAGAGAACAAGTTTTTCAACAATGCCAAATACGCTACACTCGCTAGTGCGTGGGCAGCATGGCAGGAGGTTGGCCCCAAGAATGGCCTGTGTGTTGTGCAGGCGATGGGGTCAGACGATGAGGCGTCTATTGTCACAACCCGGCTCTGCCATTCATCGGGTCAATGGATGGAAGGCGAGCTTCGCCTGAAACTTCCAAAGGAAGACATGCAGGGCATGGGGTCCGCCATCACTTATGCGCGTCGGTATAGCCTCATGGCTATGGTCGGCATAGCCCCAGCAGATGATGACGATGGGAATGCCGCCGTTCAATCGGGGGCTGGAGCAGCACCAAAACAAGAAACAGCAAAGCGGAAAACCATTGCGGCGGTTAAAGACAGCGGCGAGTGGGATGAGATGGTCAAGCGGCTAGAGGCGGCAACTGATGTGACCCACCTTGAGTTGGTCGCAAACGAGATCCGCGACAAGATTGTCGATTGGCCAAAGACCCTGCAAGCAGAACTCAAGGATGTGAGGGAGCGCGTAAGGATTGAGATTGTCGGCGATGCTGACGACGAAATGCCGGACGACATTAAAGAGCAACTAACCAATCCATTGGCAGCGGGGTAAGAGAGATGAGTGGATCAGTCAATAAAGCCATTTTGCTAGGGCACGTTGTCCGTGAGCCGGAAGTGAAGATGACTTCCTCCGGGCAGATGATTGCGAATTTCAGCATCGCCACGAATGAGAGTTGGCGTGACAAGCACACGGGCGAGAAGAAAGAGAAGACGGAATATCACCGTGTCGCCTGCTTCTCCGAGCCCCTGTGCAAGATTATTGAGAAGTATGTGCACAAGGGAACGCAACTCTATATCGAGGGTTCTGTCCAGACGAGAAGCTGGGAAGACCAGTCAGGCGCTAAACGCTATTCTACTGAGATTGTCTTGCAGGGGTTCAACTCCACGCTGGCGCTTCTTGGTGGGCCACAGACATCTACTGACCGTGATGTCGGTAATGTGGACATTGACGACGATTTACCGTTTTAGGCGAATGATGTGCAGAAGCTCAAGGTCCTTGATTTGTTTAGCGGTATCGGCGGGTTCTCAAAGGGCCTTGAAGACAGCGGCTATTTCGAGACGGTCGCCTTCTGCGAGAAGGATAACTTTCGCCAGAGCGTTCTCCGGCACCACTGGCCTGACACCCCAATCTATCACGATATTCGAGAGGTGAGCGGTGAAGAAATTGGACACGCAGACACAATGTGCGGCGGGTTCCCCTGCCAAGATGTCTCGGTTGCGGGATTTCGCGGAGGGATTAGACCATCTACTCGCAGCGGACTTTGGGCAGAGTTCTGCCGAATCCTTCGCAACGTGGGACCAGGAACGGTTGTATTGGAAAACGTCACAGGGCTCCTTTCTCTCGGGCTTGGACGAGTTCTCGGAGACCTGGCCTCGTGCGGGTATGATGCGGAGTGGTTCTGTTTTCCTGCGGCGTCAGTCGGTGCGCCACACTCCCGCGACCGCGTTTGGATTGTTGCCTACGCCCGCGAGAAGGGATGGGAAGGACCTGTCGTCAACTGGCAAACCTTTCCCAGCCCAAGTCTCCAGGAAGTCACCAAGTTTGGCAACGCTCGCGCAATCTGCGGGCATGAGTGGGCAAAACATTTCCCGTCTGTATCAATGGGCAATGGGGTACCCGGTCGACTGGTGCGAGATACCATCAGCGCATGTGGCGACAGCGTTATCCCAGTCATTCCTAGACTCATCGGACACGCAATCGCAAGAGCAGAAGGGCTGACGGCATGAAGGATGAATTTACCAACGAGTCTGCCGCGTTTGTCTGCGGGTGCTTCTGTGGTGTTCTCGGCACATTCTCGGTTCTCATTATTGTTTCATGGGTGATTGCATGACCAAGCGTAAGAGCCCCACCCCAAACATGTACCGTGAAATCTGCATGAGGCAGATGGCCAAGGGCTATGTGGTTCATGTCGGGAACGGCTCTTATCGACTTGGATGTCCTATCTGTGAGAAGGCTATTGACCCGCTATCGAAAATGGTGCGGGAACATTGGCAGGCATTGGAGCGTGGCGGGGAAGATGACCCGTCAAATATGTTCTTCGTCCATGCCCATTGCGCGAAGGCCAAGACATTTGGAACGGGTGCCACCACACGCGGCTCCGATATTGGTGAAATAGCAAAGACCAAGCGCCTAGAGAAAGCCCGTGAGGCAATGGAGCGTGGCGATAAGCCCAAGCCCAAGGCGAAGATTCAATCACGCGGGTTCGGCAATACGAAATTCAAACGCCGTATGGACGGCACAGTTGTGGAGAGAGAAGATGCAAAAAACTGACCTACAAATCCTCATTGAAGACTCGCCCCGTATTGCCTTGGGCACTGCCCTTATTGGCTTGGTCGGGGGCTTTACCTTGGCCTTTGGTGCTTGGGTGTTCTTCCTGTTTCTTGGGCTGGTGTTCGGGCTATGAGCAACGCCCTTGTCTCAGACGCGAAGGTGCAGGACGCACTGGAATACCTGGCGAGGTCAGCGGGGCCATTCGCACAAGCTCAGGCCAAGGCTCGGTCCGGGGAGCGCCGCGCTAAGGCCATCAGGGCGCGCGTAGAGGCCCACTCAAAGGCAAAGACCGCTGCGGAGCGTTCCGCGATTGCCGAATGTTCAGAGCCCTACATGACCGCCCTCGATGATTGGGAGGCGGCAGTCCATGAGGCGACTGAGATTGGCGCACATAGAGAGCGAGCCCGCTACATGATCGAGGTATGGCGGTCAATGAATGCAAATGCTCGGCAAGGGAAACTGTAATGACTAACGCCCCCACCATATACGGCCACCCCTCTGCACTCGGGAACCTTCCTGATGATATGGAATATGTAAAAGAAGCCGTGTTGGCTTGGAGGGGTTGGCCCTTTGACTTTCTGAGCCCGCCATGGGTCTTTAACCCGTTTCACATGTGGACGGTAGACCTTCTCCACCATGGTGTGCGCCGGGTTCTATCCTACGAAGCCGACACCGAGCAGGAACACCGCTGGCAACACCCTGAGAGCCTTCTGTGTGGGCCTTCGATCAAATACCTCCACGGGGATTGCGAAGACTTTGCCCTGTGCTTCGCTGGTCTTGCTCACCGCGCACTGGGCATAGGCCCCGCTGATATATTCGTGACGGTGATGCACCTTCCGAATGAGGATGCGGTTTCTTTCCCGAAGGGCTATGACCCCGCACACACCCATCGGGTGAAGGCGATTGTGACCCCCATGATCCACGCCGTATGCGTTATCCGCACCGAAGGAGGCAACAAGGTTCTGGATCAACGGGCAATCGAGGTCACGGATGATACGCCTGACGCGGACATTGCTCCGATATTTTCAATCAACTTGAACGGCGAAGTGTTTTGGCACAGCCCGCCAGCACGAAAGGAAACGGCATGACCACTGATGACATAGACATTTCAGAAGAACGGGTTGGGCGCATGGCCGCAGCCGTTTATTTGGCGACCGAAAAGACAGCGGCGGACGATATATCAGCCACCCTCCGCGCTCTACGCTCTACACTGACAGAGGCGGAGGAAGACGGGGATGCGTACGCGGAACTTGCAGGTAAGAGGCAAGACGAGCGCGACAAGTGGAAGAAGCTGGCTGATGAGTTGGCGGGGGCGTTGGGGTGGTATCGTGATGCTGCCGATGGGTGCCGAAAATTTGGTGACGCTGGCGATGCCGCAAGAGCGGACTTGGACAAGGATGGTGGAAGCCAAGCCCGCGCCGCCCTCAACGCATACGAAGCACAGATGAAAGGTGGTGAGTGATATGGCGAAAGTCACAAAAGAAGAGTGGCTGGCCAAGGGGGCCAATCGTAACTGGTCGCATCCTAAGCCCGCTCCATGGTGGATCAGGCGCATACCCATCTTCAATGCCTTCCGTTGGCGGTGGATAGGCTGGCAAATGCACAAGCATTATGAGTTCTGGCGCTCACTCGGCGCGGCTTCTACCGGGTACGATGAATGGGCGCTCTATGGAATTTATCGGGGATGGATTTGATCATGGCTGACATCAACATTTCAGAAGAAGCGGGGATAGGGCCAATCATTGCACGTCAACTCAATGGCGTTGCAGATGCGATTGATTGCCTAAAGCTAGAAGTCGAACGCGAACGCCATATCCTGACAGTGAATTTAACAAACGCGGAGCGCCGCGCAGAAGCCGCAGAAGCCGAAGCCGCGAAGTGGAAGAAGCTGGCGGGAGAGTTGGCGCGAGCAGCGGCACCACTTGCCCTCCAAGACCCTGACTACGATGGAATGTGGAATGGCCCGTGCACGCTTTGCCACCACGATTATAGGCGGGCGGCAGACGCCCTCAACGCATACGAAGCACAAGTGAAGAAAGGAAAGGAAACCAAATGACTACTGAAGAACTGAATCAAATCAAGGAAGCCCGTGAGGCATGTGCCAACCGCGCAGAGGATTTGTATGCCGAGGCAGAAGCCCTTGCTATCAAGGCCGAGATAGCCAAGCGGGAAGCCGACTCCCAACGCAATACCGTCATGGGATGGGATAGTGTTCTTACGCTCTTGGGCGAATAGGGCCTTGCCCCTCTCTATATTGAAAATGGAGTCGTTCCAAGCACCAGAACTGACAATGAGAGTTTAACATCACGGACAGCCAATTCGCCGGAGCCATGGTGCGGGTCAATCCGCGTTGTGAAGATACACTTCTGCCCCAACTGTGGCGCGGCAAGCTCCCCCTAACCACCCCCAAGGAGAAGACAGATGAGCCAGACCAAAGCAGATAGATATGTTCCTGCCCCACCCCATGTACAGGAGGGGGAGTGATGGGCGAATTACCGCACCTCGCGCTATCCGTTCGCCAGCCGTGGGCGTGGGCAATCATCTTTGCGGGCAAGGATATTGAGAACCGCAGCGCAGCGGCTGTGCGCCACGGCATGAGGCGCGGCCCGCTTGCCATTCACGCGTCAAAGGGAATGAGCCAATACGAGTATGAGAGCACCGCACGCTTCATGGCCAGCATCGGCGTGACATGCCCTCCTGCAAACGAATTGATACGCGGAGGTATCATCGGCCAGTGCGAAGTCGTGGACATTGTGACCGAACATGACAGCCCGTGGTTCTTTGGGCCGAGCGGACTTGTCTTGGCGAACGCCTCATCGTGTGAACCAATACCAGCTTCCGGTGCCTTGGGCTACTTCAAGTGGTCGCGTGGCGGAGAACTGGAAACACCGAAAAGATGGATGGTGGCGGAGCAGCCCGAGCCCACGCCAAAGGTGGAAGAACCGCTCCCGTTATTTGACTAACCCCCAATAGAAAATGGCCCCCCGCCATTACAGCGAGGGGCCTTACGTTTGCGGGAGGGCGTGTTGCCCCTCTTTTGTCACGGAATTGTTGGGTCACCGCGCACGACCACTGAGATCAAGATTTTACCATATACATGATAGCGGTCAATTGGTTTCGGGGCCTTCTTCTTTCCTCAAGTCTTCAACTATCGTGCTTGTCCAGCGACATAGCTCGTTATCGTCTATGCCAACTTTGCATTTCAAGAGGTCCATATCACGGTTCAGGTCATACCATGCGACAAGCCCGGCACCGAAGACACCAAGGCCAGCAACAAACATGCTGACGATATAGACCGGGAGCATTTCATGGATATGGTCTGCGAGCCTCTGTATCATTTGTCCAAATCCTTGGGGCCAGCAAAGCCACCTTCCAGATAGCGGGTCAGGTCGTCTATGGCCTGTAGCCCGGCCTTGTTCGTCGGGAACCCCATTGTGGTAATGAATAGAAGAACCGCCCATGCGCGTCTTCGCTCGGCGGCGCATTTTCTGACGGGCACGGATTCGAGGTAGGCGCGAGTGACCCATGACGTAGGTTCCGTCTCGCCTTCTTCAGCGCATTCAAATTCATCGCTCATAGAACACCTAGAAGTTTGAGGATGCCGAAGCAGAGGAAGGCCGCCACAGCCCCACCGAAAAACAGGAAGGCAACCAAGCCGTCAAAATCAGGAACCATCTCTCACTCTCCTAATATCTGCCGTGTGGCGTTCCACTTCACCGTACTCGCGGTCATAGACAATGCACTTCATCGTCCTGCCTGAGCGGTAGCCCTGCGCGGCGTGCCATGCGTCTTTCGCGGCTAAGGTCCGGTGACATTCCATGACCACGCCCATGTCCTCTTGAACCCTGTCATGGTGAACGTGACCCGTGTGCCAATAGCGGTAAACGGACTGACCCCAATCGTCGGGGCGATCCACAGCCATGATCTTGGCCAAATCCTTCCATTTGGCTTTGTCACCGTGTGTCGCCCCGATTAGAACCTTTCCAAAGCGCATGTACCAAACCGCGCTCGGGGAAAGCTCTACCGTCACTCGCGGCTCATCCCGGTAGTAAGCGTCCAGCAGGAGGCTCAGGAACACCGCTGAGTGGTCATCGTGATTGCCTATAACATTCCTGATCACCACGTCCCTGTGCTTCTTGAGGGCGCTCTGAACGAGGGTATAGAAGGCCCTCGCCCCTACCTGAAGAACCTTCTGCCAGCGGGTATCCACATCAAGGACATTGCCGCTTCACATGGTGCGGTTTTCCATATTGTCCGCGTGGAAAAAATCCCCGAGATTGAGAATCAATGCCGTCTCTGATTTGGGGGCGGATTGAACGAGTCGCGCCATAGCGGCGGTCAGATCCCGCTCGGCAATATCGAGGTCAAAATCCTCCCCCGCTTCGTCTGCCCATGCGTACATCCCTATGTGGGGATCACCCATAGGATAGACGGTAAGAAGGTCTGCCTCTGTTGATTTGGGTTCCTTGGTGGGCTTGACCTTGCCCTGCACAATCTCGGCAAGTTCTTCGGCAAAGGCCCGGAACTGTTCTTCCCGTTGTTCCTTATCGGCCTCGGTCTTGACCCACTGGGCTTTGATTTCACCGTCACCACCAACAAGGGTGGATGTTCCCTTGACTGAGAACCCTAGAGGGGGTGGTTCCTGGATGACCCCGGACGGGACCATCTTGCCTTTTTCTCGCGCTGTCTTCAGGCGGTGCCGCATGGCGCGGGGTGACAAGCCAAGAACGGAC